GCTGCGGGGAGAAGCGGCATGCAACGCTTCATTTGTGACATCACAACTGCGAACTCCAGATCTTTAAGGGAGTCTATGGCGATCTCGGGGAGGTAGTCTCGTAAAAGAGAGAGAGACTCCTCATCGCTGACAGACCACGGGTTCGGGGGGAGGGGATTTTTTAGAGCTAGGCTGAGTCCTACGTTAAAGACAAATTTTGCGACCTTGACAGGCTCGCAATCGAAACGTAGCCACCCAGTGGGACAGGTAACCTCTATCTTGAAATACGCGCTCATAGCGCGATTGAGGGCCGCCCAGAACTTAATACGGAAACTCTTTTGTTCCCTAGCAGTTTTTTTTATTTTTTTTAAGGCTTTTGGAGGATCGAAGCCTACTCCGTGACTCAGTATCCGTTCTTCGGATTCGCTGAGTTTAATTTCAACGTCGCCCCTTTCTGACACCTCTTCTTGTGCCGCTTCCGCACCAACGACTGATCCGGTGTCGTTAAACCAATTTTTTAGGAGCTGCCAACTGCGTAGCTCCGCGGGAACGGCTGCAATAGCCATGGGTTGTAGGAAAGTTTTTTTGAGCGCGGAAAACTTAAAACCGAACCGGCGCACGATGCTAGCCGGGTGCTGTGCACCCGCAACTTCGAAAGCGCAGGAGAGGAACCGAAGTTTTCTCCGTTGCTCCGACGTCACGAGTGGTCTCTTTTTTCTATTGTTTGTAGCCATTTTTAATTATTAATAGGTACCCTTTTTACATCGCGGGTGCTGGATGTCGAACTCGACCTTCTGCGGGACGGAGCTCTGGGTATTTTTACCTGGTCGAGTAACCACAGGCGAGGGCTGCCTCCCTCGATTTTTCCTTACGGTGAGTTTTCTCTCAACTATGGCGTACCATAGATTTCCACCACCAGCGTGGTCCCACCCTCTCCAGGGCTCTTCCCCCCTCTCGGGGTTCCGATAATAACACTTGACCGCTCCTGTACCTGGGTCACTGCTTATAGTGTCATTAAGGTCCGCAGCGTCGTCCCTTCCGTTCTTAGTTCCACTCATGGAGGCCGTAGCACCATGCAGAGGGCTTTGAGCTCCGAAGAGACTCTCGTTGAACCAAGTGTATGTCGAAGGAAGTGGCAGGGGGACTCCATTCCCGTTAGCTGGGTATTCTCCTGGCTATACAGAGTGGGGTAATGGGATTTCAACGCGATCCAAGTCTCTTGGTGGAACTGGGTTCTGAACTCAGCAGGAGATGGTCGATACGTTGAGAGATAGCGGGGAACCTCGAAGTGCGAGGTAACCATCCGGCCTTCGTCAGGCCTTACAATAGAAAAGACGAACTTCCCTAAAGTCGAGACCAGACTTAAAACGGACCCCTATCGTTGATAGGGAGGCACTTCTTTCTGAGGTGAGGTAGGTAACCAGACTACCGGGAGTAGAAGACACCTTCTTG